CTATTTCCACAGCCTGATATCCGCTTTTGCCTCTATGCTATCTTCCAGTTCATCGGGTAGCGGGGCAAAGAAGTCCATCCCCGTCAGCGTTTCGATGCTATCTACGCTTACGACGTAGGTGCCCAGAGGTTCTACCGAACGTTCATTGTCGAAAAGGAAGCCGATGGCCCGGGGATTGTCGACGAAAGGCGAGAGAATCACTTTGAAGAATTTCTGTGGCACAACCACTCGGTTTTTCCCTATTTTCTGTGCAGAATCCTCTACGATGGGGCCGCAGATGATAATGATGGCACTGTCGGCTATGGCCCAGTCGCGTATCTTTTCTTCGAGGTCTTTCCATTTCCGCCTGTTCAGTTCGGGGTGTTGCGGGCACATGTTGCTGAAGTAAAACGACTCCTTCATGGCCGTTACGCTCCATTTCATATCGGCAGCCGGGGCCATGTGCCCCTTGTCGTAGCCAGAGCGGGTGTAATCTGCATTGGTGGCGATGCCCCCCTTCACCTGTGGGTCGGCAATGAAGCGGTCGGTTCTTTGGGCGTTGCCCTGCGTTTCCTGGCGGGTAAGTTCGTAAGTTACCCAGTTGGGCAGTCGCAGGTTTTCATTATAAGATACGGTATATCCGGTGTGACGGATGATCTGTCCCTTTCTGGGGGCGGTCATTACCGGGATTTCCAGTTCCTCGGCTGTGGGGATTTTCTGCTTCTGGGGAATTGAAGCTTTTGAATCTTTATTTAAAGAAGCTTCTGTTTTTTTACCAATAGGTTCTGGTAAGTCTTTGTAGATAGCTCTTTGGGGGTTATTTACTGCGACAATAGGTTGTAGCGTTTTATTATTGTCGTTGTCTTTTGCTTCAGATTGTTGTATGTAGAGATACAGTCCATAAAAAAGTGGTATTAAAGCGATGAAAATGATGATGCAGCCTAACTTGAGTTTGTTCTGAGGCTTTCTTTTTTTTAAGGATTTTCTTCCACTCACGATATAATATTTAAGAATTATATATCCTGTCTCTATTTTAAAAAAAGAGACAGTTAGAAATAAACAAAGCGCTGACTATATTTTTATAATCAGCGCTTTTATAAATGAGCCGCTAGCCAGACTTGAACTGGCGACCTACGCGTTACGAAGTCCCGTGTAACAGCTATATTATCATACTGATTACTAATCTATTAACTACTCTTTTCTAACCTTTTCAAAACACAATCTACTATACAATTGCCAGTTTGGCAGTAGAATTGAAATGTTAATAATAGGTTTTATATTGTTAGTTTCGTTCCTCCGCTGATCTTGGGTACAGGGTTATGATCCACTTCCTTTTTTCGTTTTTCGTCCTCATCTTTGAGGTACTTGTTTCTTATCTCCTTAATATCATTCGTCATCCCCCATACCTTGAAGAAGAGGATGATTTGCAATACTCCGAATATTAGGAGTACGATAGTTAAAAAGTCAATCATAATCTTAAATCTCCCCTTTTAATGCTTTGGATAAACTGTCCGATGCAGCTTGTTCTGTGGCTGACGTGTTTGTGTCTATATCTTCTTTTGTATTATCAGATTTAATAGCTTCATTGATAATTTCAATTAATCGAGAATTGTTTTTATTATCCATATCTTCGATGTGTAATATTGTCTCTATCTTCTTATCAAATACATATAAATAATTCCCTAAATCAAAATTTCCTCCTTTGGTTTTGCATCTGAATTTATGTGTCGCTTTCCATCCAATAAAGGAGTGTCCTATTTCATTATTTCTTTTCTTGATACTTTCGTATATATTTTCTGTTCTCTTTAATGCATTATCTATTTTTTCAATATAGTCATTTACTTTTTTCTTAGCTTCATTAAATTTGTAAACCCCAAGTGAAGAATAGCTATCTGACCATATTTCCATAGTACTTTTGGCACTTTCATACTCCATCTTAGCATCATCTAATTCATTGAACATTTCACTAACCTCATTTGCATATAATAAAGCTAATGTATCTGTGTATATGGAAGTGAAAGCACTATCAATTTTCGTTTCAATCGGCTCATAACTTTCAAAATCATAAAGCGTTTTGAACATCTCCTGTTTGATAACCTCTGCTACTTTTTCTTCCCGTGATTTGCACCCTGCCATTATCAATGCAAATATCATTAAAAACAAAATCTTTCTCATTATATTTCAACTTTACTGTATTTTTATTTATAATAATGTATCACTTACAATGTGTTGTTTTACTATCCAAAGACTTCTGACTTGCTCTATTTCTATATCGAAATCATCAAATTCTTCTGTATTAATAGAATGCGCGATCCAATATTTATGAGACAATGATTGTTCCTTGTATCTGCGCAGCACTTTGATATGTCCATGATACTCTCCAGTTTCTTTATCTTCTACAACAATTCCGAATATATTTCCAAATGGAATCATATTGGGATTTTCATGAGGAAGTGTATATTTTTTTAAGGCAACCCAACATCCGGAAGGAAGAGTTGGAGACATAGAACGTCCAACTACTTGAGCAACGCCCTCACAGTCTTTACAATCAGGCAAATACCAATATCGAGTAATATCTTCGGTTACATTAATGAGTTGGGTTTGTCCAGCGGCAAATTTAAAACTCACCTGCGGAAGAAGATGGAATCCTTTCTTTTTTGCATCGTGATATTCTTCCTCTGACGTAATTGATATACCAGAAGCTATTGGAATATTAGGAATTTCCTCATTGGGCTTTTTTAGGGGGCCTCCTCGCCCTGTTATAATATAATCAACATTTGCATTTTCATACTCCTCACATATAGCTGCAATTTTATCAATGGATGCATTTTGTATTCCATTTACAATTTTCGATTTCAATGTTTTGTCTATTTTGAACTTATCTTTAAGTTCCTGATTGCTGATTTGCAACTCTTCAATAACTTCCACAAAACGTTTAGAACGTAATTTATCCTTTTCTTCCATAAAGGTGAAATTTTATTTGAAAGTTGATAAAATATCTACTATATTTGTATCGAAATCAAGTTGCGGATGATTTCGACTAATTTGTTTAACTGTTCCCGTAAGGGACTATATAGGCGACTTAAACTTCAAACCGCAACTTTGGAGTTGGTCGCTTTACTTTTATTACTATGAATATATATGTTTTAGCGTTAATATCTATGGCTATTGCCTTGTTGATTTTTCTTCTTATTCTTTTGCTCGTTAAATCTTACTTCATTTTTGTTGACAAGCATATTAATAGAAAGATTGTTAACGCCATTTATATACTCATTACTTTTGCTATATTATATTCATTCGTACTACTTGCTGTTTATGCAGATTCAACAAAGACATAAAGCCTGTATTATGTTCCGGTCAACATCGTAGTCGTCATCCCAAAATAGTTGAATAACAGGCTTAATGTCATGAAATTCCATTAGACATAAATCAAGGTAAAACCTATCATTCCTATTCAATATAGGATAAGGTAGTATGGATTCATTCATGATTTTTATCCTTCCTTCTTCCGGTGTCAAACCCGGTGACAAAAGTCTAACATTTCTTGCGGGAGCAACCCCTTCATTTTGAATCATTATTTTCCATTCACCGTTGATACAAAACACTTCCGCTCTCAATGAAGCCTTTTTACTTTCGATTTCTTTCCGTGCGTATTCTTTGAGCTGGAAATCGTTTATCTTCTGTTCCTGTTCCTTTAGTCTTTTATCATACCGGTAGAACATGAATCCAGTGAATATGGCAGAGATGAATGCCACACCTGCGCTTATCCCCGCTATTATGTTCGATAAATCATCCATACTCATATAATAAGGTATAAATCGTCCAAATAGTTAAATAATGCTTACCAGTAGATAAATTATCAACTATTTATTTGAGGTTGATAATTTATCTACTATATTTGCATCATCAAACAGTGATAACCTAATCACTTTTGCAAAGATAGCAAAAAGGTTGATATAAATAAATAGTATAAACATATTAAAATACACGATTATGAGCACGAATTTTAAAAATCAAATGAAAGAAGTCATGAGTCTAGCATGGTCTTTTGTAAAGAGAAACGGTTTCTCAATGAGCGAAGCACTGAAATGCGCATGGGCAAATATGAAGTTGAAAGCTCAAATGAAAAGCAAGATTGTGAAGTTCTATTTTCAGAAAGTAGATGGCACAATGAGAGAAGCTTACGGCACACTTTGCGAAAAATACATGCCGGCAATGACCGGTACTGATAAAAGAGCAAAGAACGATACGGTTCAAACCTATTTCGATACAGAACGCGGTGAGTTCAGATGTTTCAAGAAAGCTAACCTTTTAAAAATTGCATGATTATGACACGTTACGAGATTGAACAAGGCTTGAATGCCTTATACAGAGACTTGGACAATGTTCAGAATATGGATGAAGAAACAGCCCGCAGAGTTTACAATGTAGATTGCAAGGCTGACATAATAGAAGTTATCGAAGAAGAAATTGATATCTATGAAGCTATCCTTTCAGGACCGGACACAGACGAAGATAACGACATGGATTATGATGCCCTCTGTCTGATTCAAGGTTTAAGCAGATACGCATAATACACGATTATACAATGCCTGTCCGGTCTCGATACCGGGTACAATCCGTAGAAGGTATGGCGGGCGCAATATATAACGGATTTTTCGTCCGTGCGCATAATGGCAAGCCTTCGGGCACATAGCAGACAGCGAAGTTAATCGGCTACAGGCAGTAACCACCGACACGCTCACAAGGTTCTAAACGAAAGATCCAGGTTGTAAGTATGACTTTTAAATTTTCTTTCAGTAGAAATTCAACGATATATTGCCCGTCCGGTCTCGATACCGGGTACAATCCGTAGAAGGTATGGCGGGCGCAAATTTTAAATTATACGATTATGTCACATTATTATTCAAAAGTAGATGCTGATAGTTTATTATCACTTGTAAATGCATCTGATTGCGTAGAGCATTTCGGTACATCTAGTTTAGTTTCTGAAATGGACGAAACAGAAGTCTTAAATCAGATAAGCGAAGATACTATAATTAGTTATCTTGAAGATAAAGGGTTTAAAATCGAAAAGGAGGATTGATTATGAAACTAATCCAGTTCATTTTATCTATACTGGTGACTATATGTTCTATCGGTATGCTTTACGGGGCTATCACTACATACAGCCCTATGAAAACATTCTCTATCACTATAACGAGTATAATCTTTATAGGCTGTATTGCCCTTGTCGGCTTGGCTTATAAAGAACTGAAGTATTAAATGTCTGAGGCTTGGTAGTCCTTGAAGCTGAATCTGTACAATTTGGAGACCTACTGTCCGGCCGGCAGCAAGGCAACACCGTATAGACAGGCATTTAGAATTTAAGTTTGTCGTGTTTTATTTTGTGTTTGTACTGGGTGTGCCGTCTGTGAAGATAGTACACCTTTCCTATCTGGTAAGTTAGCTCAATGGTAGAGTGTAGTTGTACGGGTATTTGCAACTAAGGTCAGGAGTTCGATTCTTCTACTTGCCTCTCATCATTAATTTAAATTATAATCTTATGGCAACAATCAGAGAAACAATTGAGAAGGTGAAGCCGGGTAAGCAAAAGATTATCCCGCTTTCAAAAGTTGATGTTACAGGCTACAGACAGCAGGCTCATGTAATAAACAAGGAGTTGAAGGAAAAAGGTATTGTAGTCCCGGATGGTAAACCGGCTTATACTATATCCAAAAACAAGTACACTAATTCCATGTATATCATCAATAATATGAAGAAGTGACACTTGAAACTTACACGATTATGGAAAGAGTATTAACTGAATTAACCCCTGAATGCGAAGTTACAGCACGAATGTACGCACAGGGATATGAGAAGAAGGAAATAGCTTCTATGAAATGCAGGGCGTTGAGTACGATAAATAACCAGCTGCAAGAGGCTTTCAGAATTCTTAGAATTAGAAACGGAAGAGAGCTTGCCACAATGTTTTATGAACGAATGACAGGAATGAAATTCACGATGGATTTTGCACCAGTTGTACGTTCTGCAGTTGCTTGCTGTTTATTATGCCTTTTTTCATTTTCACTTTATCACGAACAAAGCGATATGAGAAGGGTAAGAAGAACGAGAGTAGAAACTATTGAAAGAATAAGGAGGTTAGAATGAATGCAGAGACAAAATTAAGTACTCTCTACCGAATTGGGAATAGGGTACCTCTGAATAAATCACAGGCAGCAGGATTTGTGGGTGGCCGATATCGTCTTGAGAAATTAATAGCAGAAAAAAAGATACGAGCCACTAAAACAGGTCCGACTAAGATGTCTCCTTATGATGTAAACGCTTGTGATGTATTTCTTTATGCCGTTGATTCTAAAGAACAAAGAATATAATTAACCCTTTAATTTTTACGATCATGTCTCTAATTAAAAAATCAAATGAATTAGTAATACCATCGACTGTAAAGATGATGATTTACGGTCAAGCAGGTATGGGAAAAAGTACAGTGGCATTAAGTGCACCGAAACCGTTGTTGCTTGACTTCGATAACGGAGTGAAGCGTATGAACATGACGCATCTGGAAAATATAGATACCGTACAGGTAACTTCTTGGAACGATGTGCAGCAAGTCTTGCAGGAGGATTTATCCGCCTATCAGACCATTGTGGTTGATACCATTGGTAAAATGATGGATTTCATCATTACTTATAAATGTGGCAGCCGACAACCATCCATCAGGGATTGGAGCGGTATCAATGCTGAATTTTCTTGGATGACAAGAACGCTTTCAGGATTGAATAAGCATATCATTTTCGTTGCCCACCGTGACACAAGAAAAGAAGGTGATGATACTGTGTTTATCCCTGCTTTGCGTGAGAAGTCTTACAACTCCATTGTTACCGAACTGGATTTGCTTGGTTATCTCGAAATGAAAAGCGAAAGAAGCGTACAAAGGCGTACTATCACTTTCGACCCTACTTCAAGGAATGACGGTAAGAACACCTGCAATCTGCCTTCTGTAATGGAAGTACCTACTATTCTTGACAAGAACGGTAATCCGACTGCTAAGAATGACTTTATCACCTCGAAGATTATTAACTCTTATTTGGGTATGCTTGCCGCCAAGAAAGCAGCGCAGGAGAAATACGATAAGGTGATAGAAGAAATAAAAGAAAGCATTGAACTTATCACCGATGCCAACTCCGCTAATGAGTTCGCTTCACATATCAATGAGTTCGAACACGTAGGAAGTTCTCTAATGAAAGCGAGAAGCCTGTTTGCAGCCAAAGTAAACTCTTTGGGGTTGGTATTTGACAAAGAAACTAAAACCTATTCAGATGCAGCTTAATGAGGTTTGGAAAGATATTCAAGACTATGAAGGATTCTATCAAGTTAGCTCGCTTGGTAGAATCCGTAGTTTAAATCGCACTGTAAGAAACCGTTTAGGATTTACGATTGCTAAAGGAAAAGTCTTATCAGGTGTTTCAAGAAATGGTTATCTTAGAGTTCAACTTTTCAAAGAAGGGAAATGGAAAAGTTATCCAATTCATAGATTGGTTGCAAATGCTTTTCTGGATAACCCCAATAGTATGCCGGAAGTTAACCATAAGAATGAAAATAAAGAAGATAACAGAGTGGATAACCTTGAATGGTGTGATAGAAAGCAAAACTGTAACTATGGAACGCGCACTAAAAGGCAGTCCGAAAAACTCTCAAAGAAAGTTCTTCAATTAACTATCGATGGCAAGTTGATTGCAAATTTCAAATCTACCGCAGAAGTATTTCGTGTATTAGGTTTTAGAAGTAGTCATATTGGCGAATGTTGTAATGGAATACGAACAACTGCTTATGGATATAAATGGAGGTATTCAAATGAGTGAAATTAATTATCGTATATACGCAACTATTCTTGACGCGTATCAGAATTATATAGATAGTGACAAGATATATCATAAGTATTATGCTTTTTCCGAGAATCCACCATGCGATGAAGATGAGTTCAGAGAGAAGCAGTTTCACGAACTGATAGACCGTATCAATCGAAAGCCTTTTGATAGTGAAGCTGCTGACCGTGGCACGGCTTTCAATGAAATCATTGATTGCATGATTGAAAACCGTAAATCTTCTATAATGGAAATCAGCAAGGCATATCACGATGATGGAACACTTTACGGAATAAAAGCCGTTTACAACAATCGCACATTCACTTTTCACATTGACCTCTGCCGTGAGTTTGCAAACTATTACAAAGGAGCGTTAACCCAACAGAGAGTAGAAGCGATTCTGCCAACTGTATACGGTAATGTATTGGTGTACGGTCTGATAGATGAATTGATGCCTACCAGTGTTCATGATATCAAGACAACTGGCAGTTATACTGTAGGAAAGTTTAAAGACCATCACCAGCATCTGGTTTATCCATATGCTCTTATGCAGAATGGATCAGATGTACGGACGTTTGAATACAACATCGTAGAGTTCAACAAGGGCGGTTATGTGGTAGATACCTATACAGAGACATACGTTTTCAGCCCGGAGCGTGATATACCGATTCTTACTAACCATTGTGAAGAGCTTATCAGATTCCTGGAAGAGAACAGAAGTTTAATCACTGATAAAAAGATATTTGGAGGAGAAAATTAATGGCCAATCAAATAACCGGACGGATAATCGAAATCGGGCAAACCGTTCAAATTCCATCTAAAAGCGGTGGTTCCCCGTTTACTAAACGGGAATTTATTTTAGATGCTACCACTTACGACCCTTATACTGGTGAGCGTAGTGAGTATGAGAACATTATTCCCTTAGAGTTTTCGGGTGATAAATGTGCAGAGCTTGACCGCTTTAATCATGGTGATGTTGTCACTGTATCATTTATGATACAAGGTCGTTCTTGGACGAATCAGGACGGAGAACTCAAACGTATGGCATCTATTCGGTGCTACAAAATAGAAGGACGTGGCGGTGTATCACAATCTCCACAGAGTGTACCAGTACAACAACCAGTACCACAGCCGACTTATCAACAATCGCAGGATTTTCCACCTCCTGTTGATGCGAATGGTAATGCTAAGGATGATTTACCCTTCTAAAGTATGCTGTTTGATTTGAAGAATGAATACCAAATACCCAAGTTCAAAGAGTTTGTAAACAAGCTGTTTAGTGAGCGTGCTGTGGTGGAAGTAAAAAAGAAGTTACCCAACCGCACGCTGGCACAAAACAGTTACTTGCATCTTCTTTTAGGGTATTTCGGTAGTGAATACGGTTGCAGCCTCGATGAAGCAAAAATTGACTTTTATAAGAGGACTTGCAACCGTGATTTGTTTGAGAGAAAGGCGATCAACAAGAAAGGCAAAGAAGTAACTTACTTGCGTAGTTCTGCTGAACTGACAACGGGTGAAATGACTTTGAGCATTGACCGCTTTCGCAATTGGAGTGCATCAGTAGCAGGTATCTATTTACCGGCCGCCAATGAACATCAAATGTTGCTATATGCTCAGCAGGAAATACAAAGAAATCAAGAATTTATTTAGTCATGATAGAAACAAGAAAAACAGAAAAACGGTACGTGACATCCGACCCAAAGAAGATGCTCAATATGTACCTTGCAAAGCGTGTTCTCAAAACATGGGAGGAATCTTTCATAGATGAAGATACCGGCGAAACGGTAAACATTGAACGTAATGAAGTCCTTTTTGATCGTGGTTCTCTGATAGACCAAGACCTATTGGCAAAAATTCGTTTCAGTATGGAAGCGGATGGTATCAAAGAAGTGGAAGTCAGTAGTCAGAAGCGTTTAGCTTTTGAGAATGAAAACAAGTTCTTATATCCCTATCTTGCACAAGCACAGATAGGTGATAAGAAGTATAAATTCCTGCTTTATGCTACCGGCCTGGAGAATGTCTGCCTTATTTTGAGAGACTACATTGAACTTAATTATCAATCGGGATTCACCTTAACGATGGCAAAGGAGTTTGATTCGTGCGTGATTCTTACTGATAATCTGAAAGAGCGTAAAGTCGATGATGCTTCGATTGCTTATCTCAAAAATGAAATCACAATGGCAGAGTACGTTGACAAGATGGACGATGAGACCGAGGATAGTGACGAAGAATCTAAACCGGATGAAAAGAAGTTCTATCAGATTGAAACGAAAATCACATTTGACGAAGAGCAACGTACTCAAACATTCGTAGTGAATACTTTTAATGTTGACAGAGCGATGATGCTTATTATCCACTATCTCAAAAATAAAGAGGAAGAATGTGAGAAGCAAGCCAAAGAAAAGGGACATGAGTTCAACAAAAGAGAAATCCATGCGGCC